GAAGAGAAAAAGGAATCAAAATGCTGACACTACTCTCAACCTTGATCTCGTTCCTCATGGGCGGTTTACCCAAGTTGCTGGAATTCTTCCAAGCACGACAAGACAAAGCCCATGAGTTGGCTTTGGCTCGATTGCAGATTGAGCGTGAGCTAGAACTGCGCAAGGCGGGTTTTGAGGCTCAGGAACGCATTGAAAACATCCGCTCAGAGCAATTAGCTACCGAGAGTGCGGCTAACACCACCCAAGTCCTAATCGGCGCACAGCAAGCTGAAATGCAGGCTATTTACGCCCATGACACGTCCCTCAATGAAGGAACCAGCCAATGGATGAAGAATCTAAGAGCAAGTGTCCGTCCTGTTATTACCTACGGCTTCTTCTTTCTATTGGTCTTTGTGGATATTGGGGGTTTTTGGTATGGCTACTATATGAGCGTACCTTTCAATGACCTGCTAGAGATGCTGTGGGACAACGACACCCAAGCCCTGTTTGCCTCAATCATTGCCTTTCACTTTGGCGGTCGGGCATTCGGTAAATGAACATCTCTGACAAATGCCTGCACATGATTCGACACCACGAAGGTGTGCGGCAGGCTCCGTATAAATGTCCAGCCAAGCTGTGGACGGTGGGGGTTGGGCACGTAATGTTCCCAGAACAAGGGAAGCTCAAAATAGACCAACGGGACAACTTTGTTCCTCCCCTAGAAGCTATGCGCAAACACTCAATGGAGGAAGTCGATGCAATACTTAGAGCGGATCTTGCTCGTTTTGAGAAGGGAGTGGCTACTTATTGTCCTGTTCCTCTTACTCAAGGACAGTTTGACGCGCTGGTTTCATTTTCTTTCAACGTAGGTCTTGGAACTCTCCAAAGGTCAACGCTACGTCAAAAGCTACTGCGCGGGGAAACGGCTGGGGCGGCTGAGGAGCTCCTGAAATACTGCATGGCTGGGGGAAAAATCCTCAAGGGCTTGCAAAAACGCCGCATCGACGAACGGGCGTTGTTTTTATCTTAAAGGCAGACTAAAATGTCCCAACGAATCTACGAGGTGAACGCATGACGACCGCAAGTGTTATGACCTATGACAGTTTGGTCGAGAACATCCAATCTTATTTGGAGCGTAACGACGTTTCCACGCTGGACAAGATACCCCTTTTTATCATGCTGGCTGAGCAGGTTATTGCCTCTCAGATCAAGTTTTTGGGCAATTTGACGGTTAACGCCAGCACCATGACAACTGGCGCCAATGTCATTGATAAGCCTGCTCGTTGGCACAAAACCGTTTCCATGAACCTCACCGTAGCTGGTGAGCGCCAGCCAGTCTTTAACCGCAGGTATGAGTACCTTCGTGAATACTGGCCAAACCCAACTACTACCGACGTTCCAAAGTTCTACTGCGACTACGACTACACCCATTGGATGGTGGCTCCTACGCCTGCGGCTGACTACGTTTTTGAAGTTTTGTACTACGAGCGCGTTCAGCCCTTGGATAGCTCTAATCAAACCAATTGGTTTACCATCTACGCCCCTCAAGCACTGCTGTATGGGTCTTTGCTTCAAGCCATGCCGTTCCTAAAGAACGACGAACGTGTGCCCATGTGGCAGGCTCAGTACAAGCTGATCATGGACGTGCTGACAGCAGAGGACAAATTGCGTCTTGCAGACCGTCAGGCAATCGCTAACGACAGTTAAGGATAAACATGAGCTACAACTCACCATTCACAGGCAACGTCATTCAACCGACGGACGTCTCTTATCGTGCTGTTACGCTGACTGCAAACACCCAATTGCAGTGGCCAATTAACGGGAACGCTACTGACGACTATGCCGCTCGCATCATGCAGGTTACAGCTACGACTGCTGGTCTTAGCCTGTACATGCCCCCTGCTAACCAAAGCTCGGTAGGTAATGACGCTCTGATTCGTAACGTCGGATCTAACACGTTTACGGTCAAAGACTACGCAGGCGCCAACACAATCATCTCTGTGGCCGCTGGTGAGTCCAAGTACGTCTACATCACTGCCAACCCTACGGTCACTGGTACATGGGGAAACATCGCTTTTGGTACTGGAACATCCTCTGCCGATGCCGCCACCTTGGCTGGTTACGGTTTGGTTGCCAGTGGCTCAACGCTGAACCAAAGCCATCCTGCTTTGACCTTGGTTAACGCTGGAACTTTTGCCACCACCAATCGTGCTCAAACTTCTGTGTGGGATGGCGGGGCTGGTACTTACACCCTTCCTTCAGCTTCCACGCTTGGCAATAACTGGTTTACGTTGTTCAAGAACAGCGGCACTGGCTCGATGGTGATCTCCGCCGCTGACAACATTGACGGACAGTCCACAAAGACCTTTGCGCCTAACGAGTCAGCTTTTATTGTCAGCACTGGGACTACCTACTTAACCGTAGGTTACGGTGTCAGCAACCAGTTCTTCTACACGTCTTTGGTTAAAGCGGTGACCACAGGGTCATACACTTTAACTTCAAGTGAAGCTACAAACACCATTCAAACCTACACAGGTACTTTGACTGGTAACGTGACAGTGGTTTACCCACCTGTGGTGAACTTGTACGTGATCAAGAACTCCACAACTGCTGGCGGCTATACGTTTACCGTTGGAACTGGCTCTGGTACGTCTGTAGTCATTCCTTCTGGCCAACAGGTAACTTTGGCTTGTGATGGAACTAACTTCTTCAACGCTAACACCTCTCAAGCTGGCGCTGTAACTACTTTGAGTTTGGCTGATGGCAGTGTAAGCGCCCCATCCCTTAATTTTGGTAATGAGGTAACGACTGGTGTTTATCGTGCAAGTGCTGGTCAATTTAACACTGCAATCTTAGGCGTGTTGCGCTCAACGCTGTCTGCTTCTGGACTAGCAATTGTTGGTACTGGTAACTTTACAGGCGGCGTCTCTGGGGGCACGTTCTAATGACCAAAAAGGTCTTTGCGCTCGATACGAAGCCGGGCATCCAGCGCGATGGTACGGTATTTGACAAAGACTTCTACAGCGACGGTCGTTGGGTAAGGTTCCAGCGCGGACGCCCTCGCAAGGTTGGTGGCTATACGCAGATCACAGCAGGGATTTCAGGCCCTTCACGAGGCATCTACGTCAACCCACAGCAGAACTTCAACAATATCTTCAATGGACACTCGCAAGGCTTGCAGGTTGTTCCTATTGACAACAACGGTGTAGGTGCTGGCGTGACAGACATGACGCTGTCTAATTTCACCGCATCAGACAATAACTTGTGGCAGTTTGATACGTTCTATGACGTAAGTGGGTCTGGGGATAATTTGCTGTTGGCACACCCCGGCCAGTCTCTCAACCTCATTGACAACAACATCAACACCCCTGTCTTGGGTGGCAACATCACTGGCACGAGCTTGTCAGCTATTGGCGTGTTCACTGATTCTGTGTATTTGAACAGCACAACGTCAATGTACTTGTCAACGCCAAACCTTCAAATTGGCGCTGGCCAATCCATCTCTGGCACTGGCATTCCATCTGGTACGACTGTTGTCTCGTCCACCCTTGCTGTGACTATTTTGAACGCTGTGGCCGTAACTGGTATTGCTGGCCAGTGTTCTTGTACGTCTACAACAGGCCTTTATATTGGCCAAACAGTGGCCGTTACTGGCACTAGCACTGGCACCGCTACAGGTTTAACCTCTGGCGTGACGTACTTCATCATTGCCACGAACTATGCAACCACGTTTACGTTGTCCGCTTCTTCTGGCGGTGCGGCGATCACCACAACGGCTGGAACAACAACAGGCTTGGTTTTTACAATAAGCCAAGTCCAAAACGTCATAATTTCCGCCGCGGCCACAACTTCTGGCGCGTCTACAATCACTTTTAACAACAACATTTCAGTCTCTGGCGGTGTTGTTTCCCTTCACCCCTACGTGTTTGTTTATGGGAATAACGGGCTGATCAAGAACTGCTCAGCAGGCAACACAAACGATTGGGTCTCAGCAGACGCAAATGAGGTCTCTGTAGCCACTGGAAAGATTGTCCAAGGGTTACCAGTGCGTGGTGGTTCAAACGCGCCTTCTGGGTTGTTTTGGAGCCTTGACAGCCTTATCCGCGTGTCCTACATCGGTGGTACAGGAACCCCTGCCCAATATTGGCGCTATGACTTGATCTCTTCCCAATCGTCTATCCTGTCTTCTCAGTCTGTGATTGAGTACGACGGTGTCTACTATTGGTGTGGTGTTGATAGGTTCTTGCTCTACAACGGTGTTGTAAAAGAGATCCCTAACACAATGAACCAGAATTACTTCTTTGACAACTTAAACTACGCCCAGCGCGAAAAGGTTTGGGTGTCTAAGGTTCCTCGTTTTGGTGAAGTTTGGTGGTTCTACCCTCGTGGTAACGCTACCGAATGCACAGATGCGATCGTTCACAACATTCGTGAGAACACTTGGTACGACGCGGGTGAGGCTCTTGGTGCTCGCCGCTCTGCTGGTTACTTCTCTCAGGTCTTTCACTTTCCAACTTGGGCATCATGGGAAACCAACGCTGTAGGTGGTGTGAACGCAATCACAATAACTGCTGGTGGTACTTTGTACACCAACGGAACCTACACCAACCAAGCTCTGACAGGCGGTAGCGGCTCAGGTGCTACAGCTAACATTGTGGTGGCTGGCGGTATCGTTACCTCTGTGACGATCTTCAGCAAGGGTAAGAACTACGTTGTTGGAGACACCCTTTCAGCGTCGCTTCCAGTGGGTTCTGGGTTAATCATTACGGTCAATCAGGTGGTCAACTTTGTGTCTCTGTGGCAACACGAGATTGGGACTGATGCAGTCCAAAACACAACCGTGTTGGCGATTGAGTCGTTCTTTGAGACAAATGACCTTGGTTGGGTTTCTGGTGGCCCGTCACAGCCTAGCCCCATAGGTGATAATAAGTGGCTACGCTTAGAGCGTGTAGAGCCTGACTTTGTACAATCTGGTGATATGGAAATCTACGTGACTGGTCGATCATTTGCCCAATCTAACGACGTGACGACAGGCCCATACGTTTTTGGCCCAGACACTGGAAAAATTGACATGCGTGAACAGCGTCGTGAACTTCGCTTGAAGTTTGTCTCTAACGTAGCAGGTGGTGACTATCAAGTTGGTAAGGTCATCCTAGATGCTGATTTGGGCGACGTGAGACCGTAATGGCCAACATTCTTAACACCGCATTGGTCTACGACCCTCGCTACCACACCTTTGAGTCGTGGGCGTCGCTCATGTGTGAGCAGTATGCGGCACAGCAATTGGCCATACCAGACGCAAGCACGGATTGGAAAGAGTGGGCTTCTGGGCTGAAAGCGATTGATGTGTTTACGAACGAGGGCATACCGGGCCCCTTCATCTACGAAGATTGGCAAGAGTGGGCAGAGGCTCTAGTCAACGCCGTTAACCCATCGGTGAATTAAATGGCGCTTTACGAAAGACTTTCAGCGTCAAGCTCGCCCGAAGAAATTGCCGCCGCATACAATGAATTTGTAGGACTAGCAGGTGGTGAAACTGCTGGCGTTCAAAAGCAAGCTGTTGATTATTTGAGTGGTTTGGGTATTGGCGCTCCAGCCATCACGCAAGCGTACAACATATACACAGCACCAGCAGTAACAAATACTGGCGGCTTGTCTGCTGTAACGTCTGGCAACGGCACTGTTCTTGAAGACACGTCCACGTTCAACAACGGTGCAACGGGCGCGCTAACACAAGCTACAGGTGGAAATAGTGCAACGATAGGCAATGGTACAACAGTACGCTCTTTGGTTGGGGCTTTAAGTGGAACTGGCTCGACTACAGACTACGGCACAGACTCCAGTACAGCGTCTTATTCAGATATAAATAATGGTGCAGGTACAGGATCAACTACTGGCGCTCTGGAAACGGCAACAACCACTAATGCTGGATCAACAAACGCATACTTTCTTGCAAACCCAGATGTAGCCGCCGCTTACGCCGCCAATCCTTATGGGCTAACGCCACAGGAGTATGCAGATGCGCATTACAACTCATCTGGTAAAAGCGAAGGTCGTTCTAATGTTGGAACAACAGTCACAAATGTTTCCACTCCAACACCAACACCAGTAGTAACTGTATCAACTGCAAGTAGCAATCCTTTTGATTTAATTACTCAGGC